TACTGAAAACCAACGCACAGCATTTGGATTTATTGGTACTAATAATGTTTGGACTGAAGTGTTGAATGTGATTCAGCAATCTCAAGAAACACTTTGGATGCAAGCAATTAGTTCACAAGTTAAAGGTGAAGATAGAACTCATGCTTGTGGACAAGCTGATGGAGTTAATATGATTTTATCATTACTTATAACTTTAAGACAAGACGCTAAAAGAATAAATGGATTGACATCTGAAGAAGATTTGGCATAACGCTAATAACGGGCTTTCCAGCGTTACTGGAATGATTAAAAGAAGGGACTTGCAACCTAAATTGCATGAATGAAGATAGCACACAGCTTGAGTCTACGGCTCAAGAGGAAGGAAATAACTCCGTTGCGAATAAACTCGGTTTAGATCAGCAAGGCTTAAAAGGCCTTATTGATAGCTTCCTTAACGAGGAGGAGCAGCCTGCTTCCGCTCTAGAGAAGCAACAGGATGATTCTGAGGAAATCGTTGCCTCTAATGAGGTGGACGATCAATCCGAGGAAGAATCCGATCAGCCTGAAGCTGATGAAAGTTCGTTAAGCAGGGGCGTGCAGAAGCGCATCAACAAGTTAGTTGCTGCAAAGAAAGCCGCTCAAGCTGAACTGGACACGCAAAAGGCAACTCTAGCTAGATTGCAATCAGAATTGGAGTCTGCAAAGACTTCTGCTCCTGCAAGACAGCCAGAGCACTCCGATTATGCCGCTTCCTTACAGACCTTTGAAAAAGTCAAAGAGGAATACGACAAAGCCGTAGAAGTGATCTTGTGGTGCGAAGATAATGCTGATGGAGGAGTCATTCCTTTGCCTAACGGCGAAGAGCATGAGCTTACTTCAGCAGAAGTTCGAGCCATGAAGCGCACTGCCATGAAGCGCAAGGAAGTTGAATTGCCGCAAAGGATGCAGTATTTGCAGTCACAAACTGCTGCTGAATCTCAAGTTGCAAAAGACTTTCCTTGGTACTTAAATCCCGCATCTGAGGAATACCAATTCTCTCAATCCGTGATTAGAGAGTTTCCAGAAATCAAGCGTAGGCCGGATTGGAAGCATGTTGTTGGTTTGTTGGCGTTGGGCGCGAAGGCGTACAATGAAAGCAAGGCCAAGAAAACTGCAACACCAATCAAGCGTGCGCCTGTACAGCCGAGCGTCAAAGCTGCACCACCCCAAACTAGCCAATCGGACATTTCAAAAGCACGTCAGAACTTCGCTAAGAACTCTTCTGACAAACAAGGGCTGACAGACTTGGTTAAAGCAATGGGGTTCGTGTAACCCTTTCACCCTTAGTAAATTCTTTGTTTTATGGCACTTCTTACAGAACCTAACCTATCCGGTCGCGGTAAGCGCGAAGACTTGGCTGACATGATCTCCCTAGTGGACGCTCGTGACACGCCGTTCACCTCTATGGCACGTAAAGGCAGCAAGCCCGGGAATACCTATTTCCGCTGGCAGGCCGACCAGAACCCGTTGCCAGTTGTTGGTGGAACCATTGACGGTACTGATGTTTCCTCCTATGCCAACTATGTTGATGGCTACCGCAAGGAGCTTGCCAACTACGTTCAGGTATTCCGCCGCACTGTGCGTGTTTCTAAGCTCGCTCAGGACTTGGCAGATGTTGCTGGCGTCCGTGACTCGCTTTCCGATAACGTGGCCAAGGCCATCATCGGCCTCAAGCGTGATATGGAAGTTACCTTTACTTCTGACCAGCTCGGGCAGCAGGACACTGGTGCAGGTGGCGTTCCTTACCTTACGGCCGGCGCACAGTCTTGGATCGGTGGCGATAACATCGGCACTGGCCTGAACATTGGGGCTGGCTCTAAATCGCCTTCGTTCATCACTCCCGCAACGTCTATCATTACCGGATCTAATGCTTCTGCATTGACTGATGTTGTTGTTCAGGGATTGTTGAAGTCGATCTTCGACCAGACTGGTCAGTACAAGTCCTTTGATTGTATCGTTGGAACGGATCTCAAGCGTGCCTTCACTGGCTTGCTTGGAACTACCGCCCTTACGACCACGAGCACTGGTGGCGTTACTGGTGCAGGAGCAACGAAGGTTCAGACGTTCCAGCGTGATGCTGCCGCAGACACTTACATCCAAGCGATGGACGTGTTCCAAGGCGATTTCGGCACGGTTCGCTTGCATCCTACCACGTTCCTTGGCACCATCTCCGGCAGCACGTACACTGCAAAGCCTGCTTATGGTCTTGTTCTTGATATGAACTTGATTGAAGTTCGCTACGGTGGCAATGTTGCTCAGGTTACTGCGCTTCCTGATTACGGTGGTGGCCCTGCTCGTTTGATCGAAGCAGTTGCTGGCCTCGTGGTTGGTAATCCGCTTGGCCTCGGCAAGTTCACATACGCCGCTGCTTAATCTCGGACGCGAGATCGGGAACGCCGCCAAGAGTCAATGGGCGTGACACTCTGGAGAGACAGGGGTTTTCGGCAACTGAAATGTGAGTTGTGGGGAACGCACCTCTTAGTGGCGTGACAGCGTGGAGAGACACGCACACTTTTTAATCGCGGAGTAGCTCAGTGGTAGATCGCTTGGCTCATAACCAAGATGTCGCTGGTTCGATTCCAGCCTCCGCAACCATTTTTTATGATTCAAATAGACGATAAATCTGCTCATCAGCTAGAAAAAGAACTGCAAGTCGGCTGGGAACGTAACCGCACTGAAGCGGCAGCAGAGGTTAAGCAACTTGCCAAATTCAACCAAGAGCGGCATAAGTCGATTGAAGGCCTTGGTCAAAAGATTGCCACTATTCCTGGGCATGCTTATCACTTCTGGGGCCAAAAGCTAGGGTATGCTTGTTGGAACGATAAAGCATTTATGAACGAGTTTTTGCGTGACAATCCTGAGTGTAAAGTCAATAGTGGTGGCACTAAGGAAATCCATGTTGGCTGGACTCCTTCAGGCAAGTAATCACGCATGAAAACAGTCCCATTTAGTGATATATTAGGTCAAGTATGCCAACTTGTTGGCCTTGATCGCAACACGCTAAATGACAAGTCGTTTGCGGCTGTGCGAGACATGTGTTCCCGTAGACTGGGCTCTATATGGGATCGCGAAGAATGGCCTGATACCGAACGCAGGCTTGCCACGTGGGTAGGAAATCCCGTTCAATCTATTTCTCCAATTAGCGTTGGTGGAAAGAACTTGAGAGTTTATTTAGACGTAAACTTTCCTCGTGTATACATTGCCGACTTTGAAGGTGATGCTTACAAGAAAAATACAATATCCCAAACTAACGTCAGCTTTATAAATCCATTTTATATATTAAAATCTGATGGAACTAGAGTTGCTGTATCAGAAAAGCAATACACTTTTAATTACTCAACTTTAACTGATACATTTGGAGCGTATATTCAGTATATTGACGTTGCAATTACAGATGGCACAGCAGAATATCCAGCCACATATCCAGGCGTAAACGCGCCATTAACTACTACGGTGGTATTTGCATCTAATAGGAATTTACTTGTTCAAATTGGAGTAGATGCACTTCAAGTTCTTGAAGCTTCTAGCAGCAATCCTGAATCTAGTACTCGCTTTGCTAATGAATCATTTTTAGTTGAAGACTTTTCTGATAGAAACGATGGGACTTATAATGAAATTTGGCAGCAAGAGTTTTCCTATTTAAGATTTCTTACTGACAAACAAAAGTTCATTAGGTATCGCCAAACGTGTCCCAGTTTGTTTGGGTCAAAGTTTTCTGAGTACTCAGATTATATTGCCGGATCTCAAGTTTACTATGACACTGCTCAGGGGAATGGCGCATACAATCCAACGGTGCTGACAAATGCGGTGCGTGGAAACTTCTGGATAGCCGTACAGAATGTCCCGCATACCTTGGGTGTTAGGCCGGCAGAAGTAAGCACTTATTGGAAGATGATATCACTTCCATATAGGTTTAAGGATTACCTAATCAATGGCATTGCTGCTGATTTCTTGCGTTCTGAAGGACGAGCAGAAGAGGCCGGAGTTCTGGATGGCACTGCTGAAATGGCACTGCAACAACAAATTGATGTGCTTGTGCGTCAACAGGGCCAAGTACAAAAAATGAACATGGTGTACACTTACTAGCATGATCACAAAATTCTTGCGCAAACGAAATGTTGCTGTTGATCTTCCGTTTTCAAAAAGCTTTTCAAGAATACAAGTTCACGCAAATGGAGATCAAACATTCAAGTTTGTTAAAAAACAAAACGCAGCGCCACCAACAACAGGTCTATTGTTGACTGAAGCATCTAGCTATCTTAATACTGAACTTGGTCAGCGTATAATTGTTGAGTAATGCTGCCATTTTATCCATCTTGTAGTTAAAATTTAATTTTATGGCCGACATCAAAATCTCCGCACTTCCAATGGCAACGAGCGTAAATGACGCTGACATCTTTGTGATGGATCAGAGTCTTGTTACAAAGACTGTAACTCGCGCTCAAATCCTTGCCAGCATCAAAGATGCTAACAATAACATCTCGGCAAACGCTTTTTTTAGCAACTTTTTAAGCATCACTGCTTCGGGAACTCCGGTTGTTTTAACTGTTGCCTCTGCTCCTGTTGGTGTAGTTACTGGTTCCGGCGGTCAAGTCATCAAGCTTCCTGATGCTACTACGCTAACAAATGGCACTATTTTCTCGTTTAACAACAACCAGTCAAGTGGAGCAATTAGCGTAAACAACAACTCTAATACGTTGGTTGTCTCTGTTCCTTCAGGTGGATATGTTACTGTTGTATTGTTAAGTAATTCTACAGCAGCGGGTTCATGGGATTTGCATTATCAAGCTCCAGCAAACGTATCTTGGAGCACTAATACTTTTGACTATCCAGGCTCAATTACCAGTGCAACGTGGAATGGTAATGCAGTTGCCATAAGTCGTGGCGGCACTGGAGCTACAAGCCAAGCTGCGGCTCTTGCGTCTCTTGCTGCTATGGCAACAAGCGAGCGTGCAAACTATATTCCCACCACTCAGCTTGCAAGCCTAGCTACCACAACGCAGTTGGCCGCTATTACTCCTGCTAGTATTGGAGCTATTCCGACAAGCACCTTAGCTTCGTTAGCAACAACCACCCAATTAGCTGCCATTACTGCATCTTCGCTTGGCGCATTATCTACCGCTCAAGCCGTAACGATTGGGCAAGGGGGAACTGGCCAAACAACTCAACAGGCGGCATTAAATGCTATTGCAGGAGCGGTAGCGGCCAATCAAGTTCTTAAGGGGGATGGCACAAATGTTGTTCTTGGAGCGTTGACTTCTGCTGACATTCCCACATTACCGATTGCAAAACTAAGCGGAGTGGCAGCATCTGGGGCCAACACGGATCTTACTTCTGTGGCATTGACTACGGGAACTGTATCAACTACGCCATCAGGAGTTACTGACCTTGTAAATAAGGCGTATGCTGATTCCATTGGATCTGGCATTAACTTCCATGATGCTTGTGACTACGGCACATTGGCCGCATTATCACCTACAGCAACATATGCTCAACCTGGTGGTGCTGGTGTTGGTGTTAATGCAACGCTAACTGGTCAAACTAATGTTGCGCTTCAAGTTGATGGAGTTACCGTTGCTGTTGGCAAGCGTATTTTGGTTAAGAACCAAGTAAGCGCATTTCAGAACGGTGTATATAACGTCACGCAGCAAGGTGATGGATCTACTGTTCCATACATTTTGACACGCGCAGCAGATTACGACACTAGCGGCTCTGGCACTAATGAAGTTCAAGCAGGTGACTTTATTTTAATTCTTAGCAGCACGTTGGCTAATACGGCTTGGGTACAACAGACCCCTGCTCCAATCAACTTTGGAGTTACTAGTATATCATTCACCCAGTTTGCTGCCGCTGCTGCTGGCGTAAGTAGCTTTAACACGTCCCTCACAGGCTTAACGCCCAGCACCAACACAACTGGTGCAGTAACGCTTGCAGGCACTCTAGGAGTGGCCAGCGGCGGCACAGGAGCAGCCACATTGACTGGGCTTGTTAAAGGCACTGGCACAACTGCAATGGTTGCTGCTACTGCTGGAACTGATTATGTGGTTCCAAGTGGCAATATCACGGGAACTGCTTCAAACGTAACTGGTGTGGTTGCTATTGCTAATGGCGGATCTGGCCAAAGCACTCAAGCTGCCGCAATCACCGCTCTTACCGGAACTCAGACATCTGGTCGCTATTTACGCTCAGATGGCACTAATGCAGCACTAGCAGCAATCCAGGCTGGTGACGTTCCCACACTGAATCAGAACACTTCTGGCACTGCTGCTGGGCTTAGCTCTACGCTTGTTGTTGCATCTGGAGGTACGGGACAGACTGCTTATACTGATGGACAGTTGCTTGTTGGGAATACAGCTACGGGAGGCTTGAGCAAAGCAACCATTACTGCTGGTTCAAATGTAACTGTTACCAACGGAAATGGCACGATTACAATCGCGGCAACGGGTGCTTCTGGCGTCTCATCTTTCTCTGCTGGAACTACTGGCTTAACGCCAAACACGGCTACAACTGGCGCAGTATCGCTTGCTGGAACGCTTGCGATTGCTAATGGTGGAACTGGAGCAACAACAGCTCAATCGGCTATATCAAGCCTTGGGGTGGGCATGCGGATGGTTGAGGCGCAGACGGCTGGTGCTATTGGGGCAACAATGGTAGGCAATGTGCTTACTGTGACTTCAACGGGAGTGTTTACTGCGGATACTTACACAATTGCGTTAGGGGACATAATTGCATTTACACTACAAAGTGACACAAAACAAAATGGATTTTGGGAGGCAACAACTCTTGGGGCTACTGGAGTTTCTGCTGTTTTTACAAGGCCAGCTTGGTTTACGGGCACAGTGCGAAATGGAATGTGGATGACTCGATTTGGGTCGTCCCAATCTGGTTATGTAATGGGATTTTTTAATGCCGCTTCCAATGCAGACATAATTATTGGAACCAGCCTTATTTCTGTTGTTCGAGTAAGCTACAGATTTACTACTGCAACCACTTCAGCAAACCAATATTCAGGACGGCAAACTTTTCTTGGAAACTCTGCAACTAATGCACCTTTTCAGTTCCAGACAGCATCAGCACTCGTAACAACCCCAGTGGCGCATTACGTTGAATGGGACAACTCACAGATGTACGTCACAAACAGTGCCGCCGAGCGGTTACCTGTGGCTACGTCCAAGGTGCAGCTTAACGCACAGACTGTGACAACCTATACGCTCGCGCTTGCAGACGCAGGCTATTTAATAACACTAAGTAATGTCTCTGCAATATCGGTGACAATCCCAACAGACGCTTCCGTGGCGTTTCCTATTGGTACGCAGATTTTGCTTATGCAACTTCTTGCTGGTCAGGTCACGGTTTCGGCGGTCACACCAGGAACTACGACTGTAGCTGGCAAAAATGGACTTAAGACATCTGGCCAATATGCTGTGATTTCGTTAATCAAAATTGCTGCTAACTCTTGGGTTGTCGCTGGAGACGCTACTATTTAATTTATGTTGTCACTAACAGGTGGATTAAGAGGGCCATTTAAGGGCGTGTCTTTGCTGACACACTTTGACGGTTCGTTTGCTGATAGTTCATTATTAAACAACTCATTTACATCGATTGGAACCCCATTAACTACAACAGTAAATCCAAAATGGGGAACTGCTTGTTATTTAGGAGCAGCTGTAAGTGGATTAAGAAAAACATCTGAATTATCTGCATTTTCCTTTAATTCAACTGAAGATTTCACCATTGAATGCTGGGCATATACTGCACCATCAATTCCGATTGGAATTTTAATTACGGGAAGAATTAATGTTACTCCATATACCTCATATGCACTATACGTTAGTGGAGCAACCGTTAACTGGCTACAAGATGCAGCAGCAAATTTATTGGTTGGAACTGCCACAAACAGCCAATGGAACCATATAGCAATTTCTAGATCGGCAGGAACAATACGAATGTATGTTGGAGGTGTTCTTCAGCAACAAGTGGCATGTTTTAGAACATACGTTTGCAATGAATTAAATATAGGAGTTGATGGATCTGGAAATTCAAATTTATATGGATATACAGGAAGAATGGACGATTTAAGAGTTACAAAGGGCACTGGTCTGTATACTGCAAACTTCACACCACCATCAGCAGCATTTCCTAATCCCTAGTTTTATGAAAACACTACTCGCACGACTACAGGAACCTTCCACCTACGCCGGACTATCTGCGCTACTAGCCTTAGCTGGCGTTCAGATTCCTGACGCTAAATATCAAGCCATTGTTCACTCTATTGCCGCGATTGCTGGTGCTGTGGCAATGTTTCTAGGAGAAAAACCAAGTGCTCCTACTCCTC